GGAATATCGTACTGGATACTGGTTTGACCAACAGTTTTTAGGCGCAAATCCTGCAAAAGGAAGTCCTACAAACTATAATTTCAATGGCGTGAGTGTGGCTAGAAACACTCAGGTAGACCTCTTCCCCATTCCTGATGGTGTTTATGACTTACGGTTTAACGTCACCTTGCGTAACGGAGAGTTGGTTAACGACACTGATACAGTGATGATTCCACCTCGTCCTATCTTTCTGTTAGCCACTGCGATGGCAATTGAAGAGCGAGGCGAGGATGGTGGACAACAAAGCATGAACGCTTATGCTGCTGCTCAGTCGGCATTGTCAGATGAGATTGCACTGGATGCGGCTCGTCACCCAGAGGACACTATTTGGTATAGCGTATGAAACAATTAACACCTACCTCTATTGTCGCACCCGGCTTCTTTGGGTTAAATACACAAGAGAGCAGTGTTACCCTTCCATCCAACTATGCCCTTACAGCCGATAACTGCATCATTGACCAATATGGTCGTATGGGTGCTCGTAAGGGCTGGACAATGCAAACTGTAGATGGTGCAGATGAGTTGTCCGGTCAAGTTGTAGAAGGCATCTTTGAGCATGTTAATGCGGACAACACTGTTGACATCTTAGTCTCAGGTAACAACAAGGTTTTGTTACAGGAGGATGATTTTACCTTAACAGATATTACACCTTCCTTATATACTATTAGCAATAATAACTGGAAGGCTTCTAACCTAAATGACCACTCGTTGTTGGTTCAGCAGGATCAAGAGCCTCTTATATTTACAAGAGAGAGTGGAAGCCCTGTATTACACCCTGAAAGCTCTCATACGGCTCATGGTGGGCCTTATACGCCTTCCTTTGGTACTAGCTACCCTAGAGATGGAATAGCCGCCTACGGTCGTTTCTGGGTGCATGATGGTGAAACTATCTACTGGTCTACGGATATTGCTGATTCAGCTTTCCCTGCCTTCTCAGGAGGAACCAGTGGGACTCTTAACATAGCATCTGTGTTACCTAAGAACGTAGATACAATTGTTGCCTTAGCTGCCCACAATGACTTTCTAATTATCTTCTGTGAGCGTAACATTGTTATTTACTCTGGAGCTAATAATCCTCTTGGTGATTTCCAACTTCACGATATTATTGATGGCGTGGGTTGTATTGCTCGTGATTCAGTGCAGGGTACAGGTAATGACCTTATCTTCCTATCTGATACGGGTATTCGTTCTTTGGGTCGTTTGATTCAAGAGAAGTCTTTACCAATGCGTGACCTTACTAAGAATGTAAGGGATGATTTCTTATCGGCGGTTAACACTGAAATTACTGTTAACAGTGGGTTAAACAAGGTCAAGAGCATTTATTCTGAGAACAATGCTTTCTATTTAATATCATTCCCTTCTCAGTCTCTTGTTTATTGTTTAGACATGAGACAACCGTTAGAAGATGGAGCAGCCCGTGTTACTTCTTGGAATAAACACAAGATAACGGCAATGCTTAGGACAAGAGATAGAGAAGTTTTCTTAGGTAAACCAAACGGTATCGGTGTTTACGGTGGTTACCAAGATAACAATAATAAGTATCGTATGCGTTTTTTCTCTAGCTACCTTGACATGGGTCAGCCTACTGTTAAGAAGATACTCAAACGTGTTAACGTAATGGTTATCGGTGGCAGTGGTCAAATCTTTATTGTAAAGGCTGGTTTTGATTATTATGGTGCTTCGTTCTCTTACCCCTTTGAGATCAACGCAGGACAAGCTTACGAATACGGAATTGCTAAATATGGCCTTGCTGAGTATGTAGCTGGTGTTTTAATTGACAAAGTTAGCACACCGGGTCAAGGTAGTGGTGAGGTTGTTCAGATTGGTTTTGAAGCTAACGTAAACGGTCAAGAACTAAGTGTACAAAAATTAGATGTTTTTGTTAAAACGGGAAGGATAAACTAATGACAAACTATGTAAAAGAAACAGATTTTACCGCTAAAGATACATTACCATCTGGCAGTGCAGAAAAGATTGTTAGAGGCTCAGAGATAGATAATGAGTTTGATGCTATTGAGGCTAGTTCAGCTACGAAGGCTGATCTCGCAGACCCAACATTTACAGGAACTGTTGTTATCCCTACCCTTGACGGGGCGGCTATCAATGGTGGAACTTACTAATGCTCCCAGAGATCCAACACCATTTTAGTGACGGTTTGTATGCTAAGGAAACATTTATCCCTAAGGATATGATTCTTAAGCAACATAAGCATAACTATTCACACCTTTCAATTCTAGCCAAAGGTTCTGTCGTTGTCAATAAAGATGGTGATCTTACTGTGTATAGAGCACCCTGCTGTATTGATATTGAAAAAGAAATCTCTCATGGTGTATTAGCCTTAGAAGATTGTGTTTGGTATTGTATCCACGCTACTGATGAAACAGATGCGACTAAAGTGGATCAGGTTTTAATTAAGAAAGAGGTATAACATGTCATGGATGTTACCAGCTGCCGTAATAGGTAGTACATTATTTTCAAGTAACGCAGCTTCTAACGCAGCAGATAGAGCCGCAGCAGCAAGTACCGCAGCAGGTAATCAAGCAGCCGCAGCAGCTGAGTTTAAACCCTATGGGGTCACTACGGGCTTTGGTACTAGCTACTTTGATCCTAAGACCCAACAGGCTGGCTACCAGCTAGACCCTGTACTGGAGGCCTTCCGTAACTCCATGTACGCTGGTGCTGGTGAGTTCATGGGACAGGTTCAATCAGACCCTCAGGCAGCTGCTCAGAACTACTATAACCAACAACAAGCGTTGATGGCAGGTGGTCGTGGTGCAGAAGACATTGCCCTTCGGCAACAGCAGCTAAACAGTGGACGCATTGGCCTAGGGTTGTCAGGGGAAGCCATGGGTGCTGGAGCAGGTACAGGGTACGTTAACCCACAACAGTACCAACAACAGCTTGCCCGTTCTCAACAGGATCAACAATTGGCTGCTCAGTCACAACAAATGGCTCAGGCAGACATTGATCGTGCTATTAGCCGTGCTACAGGACTATTCCAGACTGGTGCTGGTATTGAAGAGATGGGTCTGCGTCCATTGACCATTGGTGCTGACATTGGTTCTAAACAACAGACTTCTGGGAATACTCAGGCCCAAGCGTTGCTTAGTGGAGGCCAAGGGGCTGCTGATGCACGTCTTGCCGGAGGTATTCAACAAGCTAACATGTTTGGGGACCTTGGTTATGGTCTTGCTGGTTTGACACGGAAATAAGGAGTAAACATGGCTCAAAATATATCTGGATTGTTTAATTACGATTCCCCAGAGGCAATTCAAACGAATTACTTAAACACTCTTGCATCTCGTCGCCCTCGTGGTGGTGGAGACCTCTATAGTCAATTGGCTAACGCAGGTGGAAACATAGGTGGTCTCTTAGGTTATACCTTAGGCGGCCTAGCGGGTTATAAGCCTGCTGGTATGGAAAAGGCAGAGACCATGGACCAGATCATGGCTGAAGCCTCTAAGGGTGCTAACCCTCTGGCACAGGCTACAAAGGCCTATGAGCTGTTTGCAGCCAACGGTATGGGTCGTGAGGCTCAGGTTGCCATGGAGCGTGTAGATGAGCTGAAGAAGGCACGGGAGGCTCAGGGCTTTAATCAGATGATGGCTAGTGGGCCAGAGCTTCAGACCCCTGAGGACTACATTAACGCTTCTAAAGCTGCTTTTGCTGCTGGTGACAGGCAAGCTGGTATGGCTATGCGTAACCAAGCCATGGCTCTAGTTAAAGAACAGAAAGCAGAAGAACAACGACTAAAGGGCATTACATCCCGCACAGGGGCTGTTCAGCGGTTATCCCCAGAGATGGACCCAGAGCTTGCCGCAGGTATTGCTTCAGACACTACTTTGTTTGGAGAGTTTGCTAAGGCACAGTTTAAGGTAAAAGATACAAAGAACAACGTCGCCTTTAAGACAGTAGATGGCAAAGTAGAGGCTATTGTAACTGACCCTGCGGGTAATCTTGTTAGCCGTGAAGTATTAGGTGCAGCGCCTTCCACAGCTCCTAGGGTATCAGTCACCGTAGACCAAAGAGGCCTAGATAAGTACGCAGAGATTGTTGGCTCTAAAGTAGCTGAGAAAGACGTAGGTATTGTTACTGTTGCTGAAACAGCGGCAGAGAGTATGCCTAAGATTCAAGACACTCTAGCTGTTCTACGTAAAACCAAGGATGGTCCAATTACAGGTGTTGGTGCTGAGATTCTATTAAACTTTGAGCGTGTAAAAGCCAAGCTCTTGAAAGATAAAGGTTCTATAGAGAAAGTAAAAAATACCGAACTTTTGGATGCTTTCTTAGGTTCTGAGGTCTTCCCAATGATCACTGCGTTAGGTATTGGTGCCCGTGGTCTGGATACTCCAGCTGAACGAGAGTTCTTACGGGGTGTCTTTACAGGTACAATAGCTATGAGCAATGCGACCTTGATTGAGATGACTGAAATACGGGAACGTATTGCCCAACGTGCTGTGGATAAATACAACAAAAAACTGTCAGAGGGTTATTTTAAGAATTATGAAAAAGCCCAAGGACGCGAGTTGGCACCACTAACTTTCGGGTCAGCTACTACTTCTAACTGGAATTAAACATGGCAAGAAAAGTCACAGTCACGTTCAACGACGGTTCTTCTCATGTGTACGAGAATGTACCAGAGAATGTAACACCTGCTCAGGTTGAACAAAAGGCTACACAACAGTTTGGTAAGCAGGTTGTAAACATTGATGGCGGGAGGGCACCTGAGGCCCCTCAGGCGGCCCCTACGGCTCCAGATGAGGACGCTATCACCTCAGGCTACGCTATGGGTCTTAAGGACCCAATTACCGCTGGTGCTCAGATGGTTCCTAGGGGTCTTGAGATGCTTACGTCTATGGGTGGTAACTATCCTAACGTGGTCAGTAAGTTCTTTGGCTCAGAGGCAGCTAGGGTTGACCAGATGGCTCAACAAGAGGAACAACAGTACCAAGCAGCTAGAGCAGCCCAAGGACGTGAGGGCTTTGATGCCCAACGGATGGCAGGTAATATTGTTAATCCAGCTAACTTGGCTGCTGGTATGAGGGGTGCCCAACTGTTTAGTAAGGCTCCTGCGGTCCAAGCAGCAGCCACAGGAGCATTTGCAGGAGCAATGCAACCAGTTACAGACACCTCTGAGGAATCCTTTGGTGAACAAAAGGCTATGCAGGCTGGAACCGGAGCTGTTCTAGGGCCTGCGGGTACTCTTGTAGCTACAGGGGCTGGTCGGGTATTAAGCCCCTTGGTCTCTCAGGCAGAGAAGACCATGCGATCTTTGAACGTCCCAATGACTCCCGGTCAAATGATGGGTCGCCAAGGAAAGAACATAGAGGATTTTGCTCAGAACTTGCCTTTAGTTGGTTCTTTTATTAGCAACGCTAGAGAACGACAACTCTTCCAGTTTAACCAAGGTATCCTTAATAACACACTTCGTAAAGTACAAGAGAAGCTACCAGAAGATGTGATTGGTCGTGATGCTGTTGCGTATGTACAACGTGTTGTAGGCAATAAGTATGATAAAGTCCTTGAAAATGTTTCAATGACGTACGACAAAGGTTTATCTGGTCGTATTGGTGACGTTATCTCTAAGTCAAGGCTCACAGGAGCAGCAGATAAGCAGAAACTAAATGATGAACTAAACAAGGTGATCTATTCTCAGGTTCCTGTAGATGATACCATAAGAGGGACTGTTGATGGGACCTTGTTTAAAAAGATTGAAGCTTCTCTTAACGAGAGAATATCACGTTATAGAAAGAGTACAGCAACTAGCGATCTAGACATAGCAGACTCCCTACAAGATGCTTTGAAAATCTGGCGTGATGAACTAAGCTCACAGAATCCTAAGTATGCTCAGGAACTAAAGCGTATCAATGCCGCATATGGCGATCTTACTGTGGTTGAGACAGCAGCTGCCGCAGGTAACGCTACTAATGGTGTGTTTACACCTAAGAACTATCAGTCAGCTGTGCGCCAGCGGGACCAGTCTCGCCGTAAGCGCTCCTTTGCAGCAGGGCAGGCCAGAGGTCAGCAGATCAGTGATGCCGCTGTGGATACATTGGGTCCTGAGGGGCAGTCAATCATGGGAGGCCGTGTGGTTGCTCAGGCAGCAGGTATCTATGGTGCCGCTACGAACCCTTATATTGCTATTGCCTCTGTTCCAGCTGTTGCTGCCTTGTACTCTAAAACAGGCCTTAAGACACTTGAGATGCTTGCTACCAAGCGTCCTGACATTGTCCGTAGGATAGGCGAAGTATTTAAGAAACGTGCTCCTCGTGAAGGCAGTATCACAGCCGCAGAGGTTATGAAGGAGTACCAGAGACAATCAAGCATGGAAGGAGCGCAGTAATGGCTGATTATGATGACCCAGAAGAGAGTTTGTTTAGAGGGTATCTAGACGAAAAAACAACACCTGCCACTACTCAAGAGACTTTAGATAATCTTGCGCTTGCTTCAATGTTTGCTCCTGTGGTCGGCGATGTTGCTGGCTTAGGTGCTGATCTATACCGCTTAAAGTATAACCCTGAAGAGCGTACACCTTTTAACTACGGTATGGCTGCTCTCGGTATGCTTCCTTTTATACCGCCAAACGCAGTCACAAGAAAAATAGGGGACGTTGTAGGAGATGCTTCAAGAGCAGCAGCAGAAAAATTAGGTGTTCGCAACGCACTTAACATACCTGTTCAAAACATGAACAACAAGATAACAGGGTTTTATGGAGGTCCTGTTGGAAAGTATCTAGGCGCTGCTCGCTCTGGAGCACGAGGGGTAACCAACTCTATTGAACAATTCCTAACACCACAAGGACTTGCACTGGCTGACGAGAACATGCCTCTACAGCTTAAAAAGTTAGTAGACGAGTCTTATAAAGAAGTGGCTGACATAAGGGCACGAGGAGAGCAACTAAAAGTAGACATCGGTAGCTCAGACATGCCTGATGCTGAAAAAATTAGTCTTTTAGAAGATATTGACAATCAAACTAATAGGTTAGTTAGAGAGGTATCAAACAAAGTTGAAGGGCAAAAACAGCATAGTTATATGACTAATGTGCAGTTTGACGCGCCTCAGAATCCTATTATAAACTCGCGTACGAGTAACGTGAACTTAGGATCTGGTACATATTCTCGTGACACTTTTAAAGAGTTTTTTCCAGAAGCTTCTGAAGAAATGTTTGACCTAATGTCTTCAAATCAAAAAATGAGAGACGGTAGGGGTAAGCTTGTTTTAAGAAATGCTTTTGGAAGCGCTGCTGGAAACCTAAGAAATGACGCAGTAAGCAGTCATGGTTCTAAAATAGCAAAAGCTGCCAGAGAGTTGTTTGGAGAACAGCCTTTAACAACAAATTTTAAAAGTGGAACTAACTTCTTAAAAAAACTACAAGGGTTAAACTTAACAGCGGCTCAGAAAAGGAAAGTAAACGACCCTGTTTTTCAAGAAGCTGTAAACACGGCCTTTAGAGGAGACTCCCCTCTTAAAAACGCAGAAAGTCTTGAAGAATTTCATGCTCTTTTAAAGAAGAGTGGTGTAAAAGCAGACAAGAAGCTTGTAGAGAAAGCGTTTCAAGGTACATTCCGAAAGCCATTCAAAGACACAGAAGAACTTATTGCTGGTTTAGAAACTAAAGGAGTAAGTATCTCTGATACTGAGAGAGCTAAAGCACTCAAAAGAGGCTATGTTCTTTTAACCGATAGTATGCTTTCTAGTGCTATTGATTTAGGAGGTGTCAATCTTGTTCACGCTATCTACCCTAATGGTAGAAAAGAAACTCTTATAAATGATGGATATGATTTGTTTGGGGTTGCTCCTCCCGGTGCGGATAAGCTAGTCAACGCTACGTACTTTAGAGAAGACTTCTTAGGGGGTAAAAACCCTTCTTCTAGTGGACCTCTTAAGGACGCAGGGCCTGTAGAAAGGCCTACAGAACAGGTTCCATTTCCTTCTCAAAGCATCCAACAACAGGTAGGCACTGAAGAAATTCTAAATTTAAACCCCACGGTTTCTGACAGACACAGAGCAAGGGCATTCAGGAACCAGCTCCTTGCAGGTGGAGGTGCCGGAGGCTTAGGTTACGCTGCCTTCGGGGAAGACGAAGAAGAATAAAAAAAGGGGCCAAGGATTATCCAAGGCCCCTTTAGTTTATCTAAGCTACTTAGATCTCACAGGCTCCTGCGGTACACGCTAGGGTCT